CAGATGCGGGTCTATATGGAAATCGTGGATGCCCCGTACTGGGACATTGCTACGCTCTTCAACCTCGATGACCTTCGAATCTATCGAATCGAAAGAGACAAAGAGCTTGGCCAGAAGATTATGAATCTTGCCTCAGAGTGGTGGGAGAAGCATGTCGTGGCGAACGAGCCACCACCTGCGGACGGTAGCGCCAAGGCCAAAGAAGTCTTGAGCATGATGCACCCACGGCCTCAGCCTGATGTGTTCGTGGATGCCACCCAGCAAGACAAAGAAATCCGAGACGAGTTGACTGAGATCAAGAAGCAGCAGTCTGAACTCAAGGCTCGAAGAGATTTGCTCGAGAATACGCTTAGAGCAAAAATAGGAGACGCAACAGGCATCGAAGGTGTGGCGACGTGGAAGCAGAACAAGTCACAGCAGGTGTTTGACAAGGCGTCTTTCCGCAAAGACAACCCGGACTTATACACTAAGTACGTCCAAGAAAAACCCGGAGCACGGGTTCTTCGTTTGATAGGAGTAAGCAAATGAGTACACAACTTTCACCAGGCCAGAAGCTTGGACACTACCTTGAGCAGAAAAAGCCAGTCCTGAAGCGCATTGCCCCAGAAGGCACAGATGTAGATCGCATCGTGTCCTTGGCTATGTTTGAAGCAGCGAAGAACGAGCGCCTTCTGTCTTGCTCACCACAATCCGTCTACATGGCTCTCGCCAAAGCATGCCAGCTAAACCTGGTTGCAGGTGGAGTGCTCCACAGGGCCCACCTTGTTCCTATCTGGAACTCTCGCAAGAAGACTCACGATGCTGAGTTGTGGATTGACTATACCGGGCTCATGGAGCTTGTTCGTCGTTCTGGAGAGATTGCCAACTTTGTCGCCAGGGTTGTTCATGAGGGCGAAGACTTCGAGCACTACTTTGATCTCGAGGATGGAGAAGTCCTTAGGCACAAGCCCAGCTATGACGGTGCAGTGGGTGAACCTAAGCTCGCGTATGCAGTCTGCTTCTTCAAAGACGGACAGCGACAGGTAGAGGTGATGCGAAAGGATCAAATCGAAAAGATTCGTGACGCATCCAGAAGCGGTGGCAGTGGTCCTTGGAAGACACACACCGAGGAGATGTGGAGGAAGACTGTCATCCGACGTATCTGCAAGTACCTGCCCCTTACAGCGGAAGCCAAGACTGTTCTGGAGCACGACACCAGTGCGGACATCACAGGCAAAGACCAAGAGCTTTTCATTCCTAAGCCCGTGTTAGACGACCTTCAGCAGGAAGAAGATGCGGAACGAGTAATGAACATGGACGCGATTGATGTTGAGGCTGAGACTGTTACTCCTGCCCCAAAGAAGAGAAAGAAGACCAAGAGTAAGGCGGAACAGGTGCTGGGAGGCAATGGTGTCAACTCAGCAGATGACGACTTTGTAGTAGAATAGGGAGCCCACAATGGGACTTTTTGACGATTTAGAGAACGAGAAAAAGAAAAACCTTCTCCGACCAAATACCAAAACCATCGATTCTGAAGAAAAAGAAAGCACGATCCTGCAAGCAGGTGAACTTGTTTCTATTGTTCGAAAAGTCATCGATCTGAACATGCTGGATGCCAAAGCCAAGAAGCAGTTCAAGGATTACAGGTCACGTCTTCGTGATGCGAAGTGGGAACTTCACAACGCGCTTGGAACAACTACCCCCTCGAACTACGCATGGAGCATTGCGAAATGCTTAGAGGCGATGGAAAAGAACATCCTGCAATCCCAACCCAATGGTGAGTGGAAGGTTCTGGATTATGATGTGGATATTCGCAAAGACAAAGGTGGTGCCGAGTGTGTCATGCTGGTTGTGAAGTTTGTAGATGTCACCGATTCGGAGGATCTTCAGTATCAGAATGGCCAGCCTGCGATGAACATCAACATCCGAAACGGTGGGCTTGGTAAAGATGTCATGGAAGCTCTCAAGTCAAAGGGCGATTCCAGTGATGACGGAGAACTCAAGGATCTTCTCAAGAACTTGATTGCAGTCATGGCGCAGAACACTGCTGCTAACAATGAATCTGGGAAGGATACTGCTTCTGAATAAGTGGTATCTTCAAGCTGCAGACTCCCAGGCTGCAAACAAATGAGCCCCGCCGAGTGATCGACGGGGCTCTCTCTCTTTCTGCTCCAAACCGATTACTCGGCGTCTTCCCCTGGAGCAGACTCTTCTTTCTCCTCAGGTGCTTTCTCTTCTGCAGGTTCGGCTTTGCCCTCAGCCTCTGCTGCAGGTTGTTCTGCACCTTCCTCTCCCACTAGATGACAAGTCCCTAATGAGGTCGAAATGACTACTACCCCGCCAATCAGTGCTACGCGAGGGTTGAGCTTCTTCCAAAGCTCTTTCAGCTTTTCCATGATTCGTCTCCTGAATTAAGCCATTCTTGAATGCTTTCTGGTTCAACATGTAACCTAACGGCGTGTACAGCAAGCTTACTCTCAATGCGCGACTTCCACGTCTGTGTGGTTTTGGACCTCCAGTCTGCACCAGGATTCGGCACATCACGCAGGTTCCCAATACCTGCCCAGCCGACACCGTCAATACGGTAATGACTGTTTGATTCCAAAGTAAGAATCTTGTCGGTCTCGGAGCAGTGGACCAGCACAATCAACGAGTGACCACCAGTCTCCGTGAAGTACTGGATCAGCCATGGGCCATCACCAGGAGATGTGGTCGCCACACCCCAGTCCAGGGCAACTCGAGGACCATAGTTCGGCACATCCAGGGTTTTCTTCTGGTAGCCAGTGTTCTGCCAACGAGCCCACTGGTCAGATGTCCACTTGGTCTTGAACGCCTGGGACACCAAGAATGTGGTGAACTGCGTGCAGTTGGTAGTTTCCTTGCCCACCACACTTGGGCTCAGTCGCACACCATTAGGCTGTACAGGGGTTTGTCCCTTAGTCAGACTGTATGTTTGCTTCTCTACGTCTGGGAACAGAGCAACCAAGTCTTTCATCTTGATGCTTGTCAGTGCCTTTGGAGCGGCCTCACTGCCCTCCAGGGCTGCCATGGTGGCAGGCCCGACAATACCGTCGGCTGCCACTCCAAGCGCAGACTGGGCGCGTTTTACGGCTGCCTCAGTGCCTCCACCAAAAATACCGTCGGTGCCGATAGTCCCGTAGCCTTTCTCATTCAAGAGATTTTGTAGCTCGACTACTTCGCTACCCCTGCTTCCCCTCTTCAACAACATCGGTTTTCTCCGGCTCGGTTGTCGTTCTCACTCGAACACCAGACCTTACGATAGTGACTTTCTGCTGTCGAATCTTTTTGGTTTCGTAGGTACGAAACTTGAACGTCTTTTCTGTAGTGTGCTGCATTAGCCTAAGAGAATCCGGTAGGTGACATCATTAGCCGGATTGACAGTCGCAGTGCTCCCAGTACCTGGCTCAGTCGCGCACAAAGCTTTGATTCCATTGGCAAATGCGTTTCCCGTCGCGCAGGTAAAAACCCGGCTGACCGATGCAGGGCACTTCAATACCCAATTCGGATCAGTGGTTGCATGGGTAACGCCACCAGTGGTGTCGTACAGTTTTACATACACGGGAACACTGTTCGCAGTGTTGTCGATTTCAACTTTAAAAAGCTTACCGCTAGTACCAGTAAGCGTGTCGACAGTACATGTAGCGTCAGTCTGAACAGCGTAGATTGTTCCTGCATTTACAACAACAGGTGAAAGAGTAAGAGCCATTTTTACCTCACCACGGCGTGTAGTTTCACAGTAACTGCGGGAGAAGAAGTGCCGCTTGTTCCATCTTCTTGAACTGCGGCGTAACTTAGATTTGTGAACGTGATTCCATCAACTATCGTCCAACATACATTTTCAGTCAGCTTGAAAATAAAATCGGGATCGGTAGTGCCCACCGTAGGATCTGCGTTGTCATAAAGACGAAGATGAGTTGTGTTCGATGGAACATCCATATGCATTGAGAAAACTGTAGCAGAGCCACCGAAAACATTATCAACAGCACTTGCGCCAACATTGTCATCTGTCAGGACAAAGTCAGTATGAGTTGCGCTGTACTTTCCAGTTTTAGTTGCCATTCTTCACCTACTTCTTAGGGGCTGGAGATGGAGATGGAGCCGGAGCACCCTGTGGCTTCTCAGCGATAGCTGACTGAACAATGTCCAAGCATCGCTTGAGGCCCTCAGGCATTCCGTCATCACGAGCAATGACCTTCACGTTGTACTTAGCCGAGTTGTCAGAAGACCGGGTGTTCTCGCTCTTAGCCGAAATAGACCCATGAATCTTCACGTCCACACTCACCGGTCCCCAGCCTGCCTTGACGTGGGTGTCCATAGCAGCTTCATAGTCCCGGCTGCTCTTCTCAGAGGTGCTGGACTTGACCTCCATGGTGAAGTCAACCTCAACCTCTTTGACCTGCAGAGCCGGGGTGTTGAGGATGGTAAGAATCGGAACTTCAAGTTTGTTCTCAACGTCGGTGTAGCCACCGTTGCCATCGTTGACAGGCTTGTTGTAGACGAAGTCAACAGTGCGTGTACGGAGAACACCGTTGGAGTCAGCCTCGAGACCCACGTTCTGAATAAAGTCAGCGGTAGCCTTGGCAAGCTGAACCTGCGAATCGCAAGCTGCCTTGAGAGGGCCACCGATAAGCTGGTCCATTGGAAGGCCACCAAACTGATCGGACATTTTGACGAGACCGTCGGCCATGGTTTCTCCTACGGAAGAAGTTTGATGAGTTGATTATCGATCCGAGCATAACCTTCTGGAGGTTCCTGCCCTTTGAAAGTTATGGAAATCTTAGCAGTATTCCGCTTTTTGGCAAACCATCCATTTCCTCCGACAGCAGGATTTATTCGTAGCTTGCGATGATGGCAGCCGACATCAGCACCATCTTCCATGCCTTCAAGCTCTACATCCATCTCGACAGTCATCTGATCAATCGCCAGGGACTGCCCTGTCACCAAGGTCTGCATAGGAACCTGGATGTCTTTGTGTACTTGCTTGCCTTCTTCCCACACGGGCAAACGTACAGTCACCATGCGAGGACGGTAAATAGGATTGTCATCGGCATCTTTCTCGCCTGTGTCAATCCACCACTCTTCCTCACGAATGTGGTTTAGCTCATGTGTTTCGGCAATGTCAGTCGACTTGACGACTGCAGTTTGAATTGCCTGCACGAACTCATCTAAAGAGAACTGCGCCATGCTTGTTGTTGCTTCCTGTTTTTACCTGTCTTTATTTCTTTTTCTTTTTCTTAGTCCGCATATTCTTTTTCAAGGTGTCGTCGTCTTTCTTGCCTTTTTCACGACGAATCTTCGCAGCTTCTTCTCGTCCGAATTTGCTTTTTACTCGAGCCATAGCCCACTGGTGCTGAGAAACATTAGGCTTGTTTCCAGAACTCATGTACGCAGCGAGTCCACGATCATAGACTTCCTTTTGCTCGTCCGTCAGGTTGTCCCTTGGGCTTTTC